CCCGGTGGCGATGTATTCATCGAAATTACCACTTCTTTCGTAGTAGTATTATACGAATACCCAAACCCGTGTAAACGACTGGCTTTCCATACGAGACACGTGAAATGTCCGGTACCACTAGTGTATTGTGATGCGTTAAAATCGTACATACGTATCTCATCATACCATAAGTCAATACTCTTTTTGATAAGTTCTACTGGCGTTGCATTGTATCCTTGGAAGTAGGCAAGGTTCTCCCCGTATAATTTATTATTGCTATGATAAAACCCATTATTTTTTAATAAGTACGAACTCCAGTTATCCGCAAAACTTGCAATCTGGTCGTCCCACATAAGAGGCGGAGAATCATGCAATGCACGATATTGGTTAATGTAATCGGTTATTGTTTGTTTATCTGCAGCACCTAACGCAATTTGTACAATAGGCATCGTTTTATTATATATTATTTTCATATAATAAACTAAATATACACAATTCACTGCATAACATGCTGAGCACGTGATATAAACATGACGATTGTGATTACAGATCTACTATTCTATATTTTAGATCACTGCATTACTTTTACTGGCAAAATATATTGTTATTTTACACATTTGAACATATTCGATTCAATCGTATTTATGATATGTTGAGGGTAATCCATATCTTTTAATACTCGCACGCCGCCCTTTAAATTAGATATCCCCTTTTTGATTTTATATGTGTATTTGAATGTTCCGTCGGCGTTCACATTGACAACCATCTTATAGTTTTGCACATTTGATGACCCCTTAAACTTTTTACATATAGATAAGTAATGTGTGGTCAATATAAAATTTACATTCGAATATTGCTGTAAGTATTCTAAGAATGCGTATCCGGCCTTGGACGCTTCAGTTGGGTTTGTACCAGAATATAATTCATCAAACATGCAAAAATGCCGGTATTTAATGTCACTGTAACGTTTCACGCTATCAATAATTTCCTTGCATCGGCGGGATTCTGCCTGGAATAAACTGTCGCGACCCGATGTATCCGGTATATTCAAATACGAATGCAGATGTGTGTAAGGCGTAATCGTAGCGGATTTATAAAACCCACAACCGACTTGTTGTGAAAAAATAATATTCAGTGCGGTCGATTTTAAAATAGTCGTTTTGCCAGATTTATTGGGCGAGGATATAATCATATTTTTAGTAAAATCGCAGTCATTTTTCACAGGTTCATCGCCGATCAACCCCGGATAATATTGCTGTTTAAAATTGCATGTATTAGAGTCGTCGAAATTCGCATATGAAATAATGCCGGATTGTAGGTTAGATGCAATGCCCAGTAGATTGTCAATATATCCATGGTACCCAACTGTATATCGAATACAATGTTCGTATGCACTATTCGAGTAAAGCTTATAATAACACTTCAACATATATCCAACTTCATTGAACTTTCGCATGTTGTTTTCAAATGGATAAACTAATAATAAATCTTGTTGTATGAGTCGCAATACTTCCAATTGTTCATTCGTTGTTCGATGGAATTCGCTATACGATTTGCACTGGCCAGAAATATGTGCAAACGATTCCATAGAAGTAATTGTATAATCGACGTAGTTGCGCAATTCGATGAGTTCGCGGTTCACATTCATGATGTTTGCATAAAACCGTTTGCATAACATAATGTTTTGGTATATTTGAAATACATACATTCCAAACATAAACAAAATATATACCACTTTATCCCAACTTAAATCCTGAATACTACTAATCGCCTTTCCAATAAAATGGCTCTTTGCAACGTTTTTCAGGGTTTCAATATATACGCTTACTGTGATTGGTATTCCCTGGAATTTTAACAATATGAACGGAAATATAAGAAATAAAACCGGCATTGCGAAACTAATTATGGGCGATAATACATGTACAACAGATAGCGATTGCAAGAACGACTGCGATTCGTTAAACGGTTTCAACATTTCCCAGTCCAAATAATTGTATTTTTCTAAGAAATAATCGTCCAACTTTATCGATTTCCAAATATTTTTCACAGAATCACAATTCAATACATAGTCGCATTGTTTCAGTTTCTCCTGATATGCATTCATATTGCCGATCAAATGTTTCGTGTCGTTTAAATACAGCACGTCGGTCGTGTATTGTTGGTGCCACATGGGTATCATATTTTTAGCAAATGCATGACTCGGTTTAAATAAGTAATCGTACATGGTGTGTTTACTCTCATGATTCGAATGCACCTTTAGTTCTAAATCATACGATATGATGTCATTCAGCTCAAACAATTTGTCTTTTTCTAAATACTGAATTGGCAATTTAAACGTAGTATCAATATCAAATAATAATACCGAATTCTCAACTGGCGGTTGATCAACCACTGGTTTATTTGTATTCGGCAATTTATTCGTTATATATGCAAATATTTCCATTACTATACATATTATAGTAATAAAAAGGTATCCGGATAAACGCATAGTGTGCATTCTTACATCATGCTGGGGAACTCCTTAATTGTGATGCTATAGTGACTTTCGATGTGTTTCATCACATGAATGTCTCCCTCGGTAACAAAATTAATTGCGAGTCCTTTTCTACCCCACCGTCCACTTCGACCAATGCGATGCAAATACGTGTGAACACATTTGGGAATATCAAAGTTGATAACCGTACCGACTTGTTGAATATCAATCCCGCGCGCAGTCACATTCGACGAAATTAATACACGATATTTGCCCGCGCGAAATTCGTCGAGCGCTGCACTGCGTTCATTTTTCTCCATTGAACTGTGAATACAACAAACCGGGAATCCTTCTCGTTTCATTGCTTCATACAAATCGCTCACCCGTTTCACATTATTTGTGTAAATGATAGTCTGTGAAATCGTAAGTTGTTCGAACATCTTTTTCAGCATTTCGAATTTTTCATTGTCGGTATACATGGCCAAATAGTACTGCTCAATGCCGTCGAGTGATAATTCTTCGCGCTTCATGGTAATATTAATGGGAGACTGCATGAATTTATCGGTCAGCTGCATTACCTCGCGTGGCAATGTTGCACTAAAAATCGCGACATGGACTTTATTGTTAAGATACTGGAAGATATTGTAAATCTGGTCTTTAAACCCCTGTGACAACATTTCGTCGGCTTCATCCAAGACAAACAGCCGAACTGTGCTTAAGTTCAAATGTCGTCGCTTAATCATATCGAAAATGCGTCCAGAGCACCCAACCACAATATGCGGCGGGGAGTTGCGGAGCTTGTCGATATCTCCCTGAACCGATGTACCGCCTACGAGCAATTGTGTGCGCAACCCATCCATAAATGTACCGAATGTATTGACCACATTGTGGATTTGGCGAGCGAGTTCTTGCGTGGGTGCAATGATCAGTGATTGCAATTCGTCAACCGAAACGTCAGTGATTTGCAATGCGCTGATTGTAAATGCACCCGTTTTACCCGTTCCAGATTGCGCCTGTGCAATTACATCATTTTTGTTGATAATCGGCAAAATCGCCTTTTTTTGAATTTCACTCGGGTTTTCGAAACCGTTGGCGTAGATGCCTCTAAGTAAACCAGTCTTTAGGTTTAATTCGTCCCATGTTTTTATTTCATCTATATGTTCAGTTTTCGTGTTAGAAACTTCCATATTTACTATCGTAATTACCAGTTTACGTTTAAGTGTATTCATTTTATATATTAAATGTTCAACAAATATAGAAATTATATGTCTATTATACTAGATACGCAGTTATGTATACATTAGCGTTTTATGAAACAATGTGCGTCCAGCCGAGTACGTATACTCTACCCAAGATTAATCTAGATAATATTAATGCGTTACATACACATATGGGTGTTCATAATATACCACCTAAAACGAAACCAATCGATAATCCATTGCGGCGACAAAAACAGGAAAATATGGAGAATTGGAAGAAGCGGGAAGAGTTTAAGGCAACTGTGATCGCAAAAAAGGAAGGATATGAAAATTTGTTGGGCGAATTAAAGAAATTTTTGAATAAGTTAACTACAGCGAATTATGATACGCAGGTGGAATCTATCATTGAAACTGTAAAATCCATTATTGCACTTGGCGATGATGATGACGATGATAAAATTAATTTGGTATTAATGCAAACCGCAGAAGTTATTTTACAGGTTGCATGCAGCAATAAGTATTATTCTGGCCTATATGCAAAACTATACATGCGACTCATTGATATTCATGCGCAGTTTTTGGATGAAAAGAGCCGGATATGTGATAAATTTTTAAATGCATTGCAAGAAATCGAGATTGTAGACCCGAATGTGGATTATGACAGATTTTGCGCAGTCAATAAAAAGAATGATGAACGTCGAGCGATGATGCTTTTCATAATAAACATGTATAAAACGGGTGGGTGCACCATGGCTGAGTTGAGTAGCATCATTATTAAAATCGACGAAATGATTCATAGTCACGTAAGCGCATCCAGTTTCATTGAATATACGAATGAGCTTACTGAAATTATGAATATATTCGTTACAAATATGGTAACAGAAATCAAAACTAACAAAGAATGGGTGTTTGTAAAGGACCGAATTGTGGATTATTCGAAGTATAAGACGAAGGACTATCCAGGCATGTCAAGTCGAACCATTTTTAAGTACATGGATATGGTGGATTTGTTCAAGTAGTTTAGAATACAATACTGTAACACAAATATTATTTTTATTGCAACAGGGATAAAAATAATAGTATTATGTATACATAATTATGATACACTCTATATTAGAACCTACAAATATACATTATAAATCTGGATATGGTATAGATGAAGATGATATCGAATATAATACCAGCATATATGATTACGAATGGAATGGCATTGAAATGGAAATTGCACTGGGTAAAATTAAATATACTTATTCCAAATACGGCGTTTTATTTTGTTCCATTTATCTTATTGTGAATGATTCGCCTGCATCACGCATTGGAGTTTTTGAGATTAAAGAAAGTGAAATACTTAATAGTATGGATGATGACGGAATGGATATGGAAAAAGGCAATATTTTAATATTCGCATCCACGAATTACATTAACCGCATGTTACAAAAAAAAGCAAAGAAGCCGTCTATTAATATCGACAAAACGATGGATTTGGGAAAAACATCGTTAAATGCGGTTGAAGTGGATGATGTGATGAAATTAGAAATCGCGGATACACAAATATCTACTGGTGCGGTTGCTGCGGCCAACATTATCGGCGAAAATATTTTTACGACGGATGCAACCGTGGTTGTACCTCCATTATTGCCCGACGAAAATCAAATCGACAGTGACGAACTCACTGCGGAATATAAAGAATCCCCCAAGAACAATTGGATAGAAACGTTCTCACGTAACAACAAATATTCGATTGTTGAGAACGAGGGAAAGGGCGATTGTTTTTTTGCCGTAGTTCGCGATGCATTTCGTCAAATCGGTAAACAAACCACTGTCAAAAAATTAAGGGCAGTATTAGCAAAAGAAGTTACGAATGAGCTGTTACAACAATACAAAACGCTGTATACGAACTTTTTAACAGAATATCAAACGTTAAGCGCTGAAATGAATGCAATCGAGAAAATGAATAAAGAAATGAAACGCCGTATTTTAAATGTCACGGATAAAACGGAGCATAGCCAGATTTTAAAAGATGCTGCCGAGTTAACGGATAGATACAAACGACTGAAGGAAAATAGAAGTGTCACAAAGTCACTGTTGAACGACTTTTTATACATGCAAGAAATTAACTCGATTGAACAATTGCAAGCATTTGTTATGACCCCCCAATATTGGGCCGATGAATGGGCGATTTCTACATTGGAGCGCGTGTTGAATATTAAGATGATTTTGTTGGATGAGAAGGCATATGAGAACGGTGACAGTGATGGTGTGTTATTGTGTGGACCGACGCATGACACTACTAAATCCGGGGATTTTTCGCCAGATTATTATATTATGACGAGTTATGATAAGAATCATTATCGATTGGTGTCGTATAAATCGAAATACATCTTCAAATTCCGCGAAATACCACACAATATAAAAACGATGATCATTAATAAGTGTCTCGAGCGCAATTCGGGGATTTATTATTTAATCAACGATTTTCGAAACTATAAAACCAAACTCGGCGTAGATGCAAATTATGGAGAACCGGTCAAAGACGAAGATGATATATTAAACAAGGACATGTATGATAGTGATACTGTTTTTATGTTTCACGCAAAATCAAATCATATTCCACATGCAGGTAAGGGAATTGGAGAACATATACCATTAACTAAAATGACTCAATACAACGAATTGAACGGCAAAAAGAAAACGGATATTACGTATGATTGGCGCAAAAAGTTAGATGACGCATGGGCATCGCCGTTTACATTGGACGGCCATAGATGGAATACCGTAATTCACTATATGTCGGGTGCACAATATAAAAAAGGGTTTCCCGATTTTTACATGTTATTTTCATTGGACAGTGAAAGTGAAATCTCAAAAAGTGTGGATATGGCGATCGCAGCTACAAGCAAGTCGGGCAAATACAATGATATACTGTTACGTCCGGATAATGTTAACGTTGATGCGGATTTTTATGGCACAGGAAAATCACCGAGAAACGTGGAAGAGCGATACCGCGCAATTGAGGCGAAGTTCTCACAAAACCTGGATTTGAAACGCATATTAATGGATACGAAACGCGCAAAGTTGGTGAAGTTCGTTCGAAGAAACGACCCGGAACCAGATGTATTGTTAATGAAATTGCGAAAAGAACTCGCATAATATGCAGTCTTAGGGTTCTCATTTTACAAAATACACTCTATTTTGTAAAAAATTGATTTAGTTTATAGGCATTAATCAATATTATCTTCCTGAAGTTTACTTCTACAATTCAAATCATGAGCGTTACTGAAAATCAACATGAGACCAGCGAGTTTGTCGTTGAGCCCCCAACCGAGTTTGCCAGAATGGAGCTGGCCGCCGGAGAATGGAACAGCATTTACATTCCCTATTTGTCAAATCAGTTGGTGTTAATGAATCATTATGATGTGGTGCACCCATTCTTGCCGAAGTACTTGCGCGACTTTTTGGAAAAAGTGGTTCGCATTGGAAAAGTTCGCAGAATCGACTTTGTTGACCGCGATGTTCCCAGCTCGACCGTGCCAGTCAAGGCCGCCTTCGTACATTTTGAGTATTGGTATGATACACAGACCGCGCGAAATCTCCGCGAAAAGCTTAATACGTATGGTCAATATAGACAAAAGGGCTATATTTACAAGGGTAAGAAATGCAACTTTTATCAGTCCATGACAACATACCAAGATGGTACCATTCGTCCTGGATATTTCGACATTCGCATTAATCACAAGCCGATTGAAGAGACGGATTGCGACAGAAACATTCATCAGCTGTATGCAGAAAATCTGTTACTCGAGCGCGAGTTGGCTGAACGAAATGCGCGCATCGAAGAGTTGCAGCGCGAACTTCAACAACTTCGCTCTTCGATGACTATCGGTGCAAATACACAAATGGATTATACGACCGATGACGACGCACAAGCCGATACCAAGGGGGCAATGACTTTGGCAGAACTAGCGTAAAACGAATAACACCAATAAATAATATTATACAACAAAACAAAACAACACAACAAAAATATAAAAAGTGCATGAAGGGGGCATGTACTTTTTTTATTTGAGTTCGTATGCAGACATTCGCAATGATTGTTGTATTTGTTTCGGCAATTGTTTGAATGCTGTCCGCGACACGAAGGTTGTCATGTTGGTTAACTCTATTATAAACTCGGTATTATCGTGCATTATTTCTATAAGTTTACAATAGTCTTGCATGTTCTCATTTACTCGAAATTTATCTTTGTTAAAGTTGATGGAATATCCATTTATGCGAATACACTCTTCTATAAAATCGTTCACGTTATACAGCAACATTGTCTTAATAATATAATAAGAAAGTACGTGTGTTCGGTCGCGGTATTTGTATGCATTCTGGCCGGGTTTACTGTTTGCATGGAGAATGTCCTTATATTGTAATTGATAATAAGAAAGTATTTTTGCACATTGAAAAACAGAGAACATTTGTTCATTGTAAACGAGAACCTCGAACTTACGAATACACGTTTGCATCCATTTGTCTGGGTTCTCATTCCATCGCGTAGAATAGAATACAACAAACATATCATTTAATAATTCTGCCCATATTTCACAATACGACTCGAAGACTCGTACATCGGCAACAACATTGAATATTTTGAGTATTTGTCGGCTCGTAGCCTCGTCATTATATTGAGAAAAATCTAGACCAAAACTATGAAATGACTCGTGAATGAGAACCTTGAACCATTCTTCTTTTCGAAATATATGGATTTCATTGTCTTTTTTGCACGGGTAAGTAAATGCAGTGTTTACATGTTCTCGGTCTATGTACTCCATTTCAACAGTTGGTAATAGTTTATTATGTAAACTCATTGACAAATAAATTGTTAATGATTGAGAACATTTCTTATTTGAAAAAAAGGAAGCTATAGTTAACCACGTATAAACACGCTTTACGATGGTATTAATGTCACGTTTTGCGAGCTTTGTTGCATTTCCAATATACAAAATAATGTTACGTTCTCCAATTTGAAAATTTATTTGCTCATATGATTGAATATTTTTGTTGATCGTATCTTTTATTTCATCCGGATAGTAAGATGTATCTAATTCAATACGGACATCGTGTGTATATCGAAACGACCCATTGTTTTGTTTCCACATTTCGCTTGCATATGCAATCCTGTTAAATAACATCGAGAACATCTTCGATGTGTTTGGCATGAATTTTATTACAGGGGTGTGATATATACCATGCAAAACATTTTCTGTTATATTAATAATTTTGGTTGAAGTTTCCGTTAACATTTACTATAGTGTTAGATATTTCCGGTGTAAGAAAATTGATTTTATTGAACAGTCAAATAACTGGTAACATAAACAAAAAATAACCGAATGGGCATTAAGAACTTAAACCGGTTTTTGAAAGAAAACTGTACAAAAAAATCGATTAGAAAAATACAATTAACACAGTTGGAATGTAAAACTGTTGTGGTGGATACTAGCATTTATATGTATCGATATATCGCGGAAAATGCACTCATGGAAAATATGTATATGCTGGTATCTTTATTATTAGCATATAATATTACACCGTTGTTTGTGTTTGATGGAAAACCGCCCCCGGAAAAGCGCGAATTGCTTCGACAGCGCAGGCTTGAAAAAAAGAATGCAGAACATAAATATATGGAACTGATGGATGAGTATAACAGTAAAGACGGACAAATATCTTCCACAGAAAAGGAAAACATGTTGCAAGAATTGAGTCTTCTAAAGCAGCAGTTTATTAGAGTAACAGATGATGATATACAAAAAGTAAAAGGGTTACTGACTGCATACGGCGTAATGTATTATGAATCGACCAATGAAGCAGATGAAGTATGTGCGTATATGGTAAGAACGGGTAAAGCATGGGCATGTTTAAGCGATGACATGGACATGTTTGTGTATGGATGTACTCGTGTACTACGCAATGTTAGTTTATTAAATAAAACGGCTATTCTATATGAGACCCCAAATATATTGGAAGAATTGTGCATGACTGAGGATGTGTTTAAACAAATCATGGTATTGTCTGGAACCGATTATAATACACATACTGATGCTAATTTAGATATGACAATCCACTGGTACACAAAGTATATGGAAGAGATCGCCTCGACACGCATATCCAGAATTACTACTTTTTATCAATGGCTACATGGAGCTAGTAATTATATTACAGATTTGGATGAATTGACCCACATATGTGATTTATTTACAATAAATAACATACCTGATCCAGGGTTGGATACTATACAGATTGTCATAAGACCGCGAAACGATAATATGATTCACGATATAATGTCAAAATCGGGATTTGTATTTACATGATGAGCGACGACATGTAACAGCCAGCAAAGTCGTTAATGCCAGTATGGGTTAAGTTAATTGTTACATCAATCCAGAGTTCACCGCCAATGGTAGACCAGCGGTTGCAAAACATCCAATCTTCAGATAAATAATGATCATCTACTACGCCACAGTCGAATAGGGCGTATGCAAACTTATTTTCTTCTGGTATTAAAAAATTAACGTCGTCGGTATATTTGGTTGACGCATATGCAGTTGACATTTTTTCAATAACATCTCTACGTATCATCATAAAACCAGTTGCAATATGTTTCACTTGTGTTAAGTTCTTTTCAATCTTTATCTGAGCCGAAATATAGTTTACATTGTATTTTAACAGATTCATTTGTATAGTATCAACATCGCTTATTTTGCTCAATTGGGATGCATTTTTTCTCTCAATAATGCGTTGAACTGGATTCGGGTTTTGTTCGGTTGGTATAATGCGGTTAAAATTATACGATTTTAGTGGGTAAATTCCACCAACGATTGGTTTATTTGCAATCAACAACTTAATAATGTCAAACGCGTCCCATGTTATATCGTTATCGATGAAAATCATGTGTGTCATATGAGGATCATTCATTGCTTTTGCAACTAAATTATTTCGTGCACGTGAGATCAAACTGTCACTTTTACAAAATAGTACATGCAGTTTGATACCAAAATGCTGGAATAATTCTTTTGTCTGCATTAAGCAGCTTACATAATTGACAAAGCATACGCTGCCATAACACGGGGTTAGTATATAGACGACCGGATTGTTTTTCTCTATATACTCGTCAATGGTATTTTTTAAATCAATTTCCGTCGTTTCAATCGGTTTGCGTGCACTAGTGGAACTCATATTACAAAGTATTCTAATATAATTTATATGAATTAACAACTTTATATCGTTTGACATGTAAAAATAAATAAATTTTTGTAATTTATTTATTTCGATATGTAGTATCGTAGGCAGGGGTTATTTATTTTTGTCTTCTCTGGTTTTTACTTTTTCTGTATTCTCTTTTTTACTTTTTCTATTTCTCTGGTTTTTACTTTTTCTATTTGAGTTATGTATTTTTATAAGCGCGTTGCCGTTTAGGCAGAAGCAGCCTTCTGGAAGTGGTGCTTCATGTAACGCTGGAGGTTGAAGTAGGTGAGCTCGTCACCCTTGGCAACCTTGAGCAACTTGGTGAGCTTGGCATCGGGGTGGATAATGCGACCATTGGCCTTGTCCTGCAAATTGTGAGAGCGGATGTAGGTGTTAATGTCCTTGCTCACCTCGGTGCGAGCCATCTCGGTACCAATCTCCTTACCGAGGAACTGGGCGAGCTCGTCACTGATCACGGTGGGCTTCACGAATCCGGAGGGCTTTCTGTCACCAGAGCTGCGACGCTTCTTGCTGGAAGCCTTTGCTGCCAACTTCATCTCGCGGGACATCACCTTCTCGAGGGTCTTGAAATCACTCTTCACTGTGGAGAAGAGACCAATGAGCTGCTGGAGCTTGGCGCTGAACTCAGTCATCTTCACGGCAATGGAAGAAGCCTCGACGACAGAAGGGGCAGCAGCCTCGACAACGGGGGCAGGTGCAGGAGTAAGGGTAACCTCATTAACGGGGGCAGCAGCCTCGGCGACGACCTTCTTGGAAGCCTTGGCCTTGGCGGGGGCCGGGGCCGGGACAGGTGCGGGGGCGGGGGCGGCAGTAGTAGCGGGGGTAGTAGTAGTCTTAGATGCTCTAACCATTCTGGCTTGTATATACTACATAAGTGTCATTTATTTAAGTAAGTTTCCGGTTATATATATAAATTGTCATTTCAAATATTATTTGCATACCATGTGTCGTTTCAAATAATTCGTGTTCGTTAAATTATGCAAATAATATTTAGAAATAAATGTCGAGTATAGTATTTTTGATAAATCGTCTCGTTTGTCGTCTAAAATTCCATAGATTCGAACAACCATGGCAATGCATATCGGGCGGAACCAGATACAATGGTTAATGCCGTCAATGAATGCATAACACCAATTTGTCGAACCTCATTGCTTATACCGCTGTAAATCATATTTTCAAATACAATCAAACATGCTGATTTTAGATCATCTACTGATAAATCTAGATGTCGTACAGTGATTGGAAATATTCCTTCAAATGGTCCATGAAACTGACATATTTGCATTTTTAATTCTTGGGATAGCTGTCCTCTATAATTCCAAATGTCATATAATGCTCGATATAAACGCGCATACTGTAAATGTGTCAAATCCGTAAACCATGTACTCTGTGTATAATTACCGAGTCGGTCTATCTCAGTGAATAGCCGGTCAATCCGCACCTGTATTGGCTGCTGACGGGTTAATACGATTTGTTGATACTGTGCAAACTGTACAGGATTCGACATTAGACGTAAATTGTATTGCGGATGATAATTGTTATATGAGCTGGGTTCTGGACTATAGTCAAATAACATAACATCAATTGGTGCCAATCGGTTCATGGTTTGCATTCGTGACGGTGGCCGATTGTTCAAATTGTAAATCGTTGAATAATACATCTTGTATTCTTTAAAAGACGGATTTATGAGAATGGACATGTTATACACAGAAATAATGTTATTTTGTTGTTTTCGGGTAATCGACGTTCGGTTATATGGATTAGATATTTTGTGATTATTGCGTAATAATTCGATTAGCGATGTAATGTTAAACCCATATGTAAATTTGTCCGTATCTGTATAACAATATAGATGATCTGGTGCGATCTCATTGAGCGGATCGAGTGTAGAAAAATCGGTATCATTTACACATTGGTCTCGTAAAACTTTGTTCTTTTTATAGTTGGATGTAACAATCTGTACTAAGTATCTGCGGGTATACTTTTGCAGTACAATTGAATTGCGTATTTTATCGAAATGCGTAGTAATTCGGTCGATAACTTCATGTTTTCGTCCGGATATACATAGTTTGTAAGTTTTACATACTTGCTTTAATATTGGTAGTGTGTATGATTCCATCAAAATCGTACTGGTTATGTAATCGTCGTATGTAAACACAGACTGGGTTCTCTTATTGTAAGTTCGTTTTGGAATAGGCTTGGCTGGTTTTGTTATAGCATTCTCGACATGGGCATCTTTATCAACCTGAATAAAATTGTTCTCGAGCATTATATCAATTATATATTATGTGTTATATTATCTATATTTATTTTTGCATTAGTAATTAGTGAGAACTAGTTTTGTACAATAAATATGCAATAACTGAAAAAATCGTTCATAGTCGTTCGAAATATATGTGTTATTTACATATATCGAGTACATGTTTGTAATACTTTATGCAGTGTATATGTAAAAAATTGATTTAAAGGCGTAGCAGTATAGTAATGTATAATTGTTAGGATATCGTTATAAGTAAAATGTCAAAGTCAGCGCCTATTGTTCTAAATGTCAACGAGTGGGATACATCTGCCGTTAGATATATGCAGCCCAAGATTAACGACCGTGGAGCCAAGTCGATTAATATTATTAGTACTCAATCGAATCGTTCGCTTCACATTAGCACTCCGCTCATGATGACCTGGGGTATTAGCGATTTTGTTGACGAGAAGACGGGTGAGTCTGATGGCAAGTATAGTATGTCATTGGTTTTCCCAAGCGATGATTACAAGACTGCTGCGTCGTCTACATTCTTAGATAGACTAAAGGCGTTTGAGAATCAAATTCTGGATGATGCTGTGAAGTACAGCGATGCATGGTTTGGGGAGGAACTTTCAAGAGAGGTCGTCAAGCATAATTTCTTCCCATTCTTGAAGTATACTAAGGACAAGGTCACAAAGAAGATTGACCCTACAAAGTCTCCTTCGATTAGAGCGCGTATTCCAAACTATAACAACAAGTGGGGGGTTGAAGTATATGACACGACTTCTAAGTTGTTGTTTCCATGCGATAACGAGAATATGACACCAATGGATTTTGTGCCAAAGAAGAGCCAGGTAGCCACTGTGTTGCAGTGTGGCGGTCTTTGGTTTGGTGGAAAGGGTTGGGGCGTTACCTGGAAGGTGAACCAATGCGTCGTTAAGCCCCAGGAAGTAGTCAGCGTATATGGTAGATGCCACATTCAATTGTCTACTGATGAGATTAACTCGATGGATAAGCGTGTTCCATTGGCCGGAGGGGATGAAGATGACGAAGCCGAAGCGCTACCCGCATCAAAGCCGGTTGTTAATACTACTGTCGCAGATAGCGATGAAGAGGAGGAAGATGAGCCAGCGCCTACACCAGCACCTGCACCTGTTCCCGAAGTAAAGAAGAAGGTAATTAAGAAGGCACCTGAGCCTGAGCCTGAGCCAGTGGCAGAGGTCAAGAAGAAGGTGGTCAAGAAGAAGGTTGTATAAATATCAAATTAAAATCATAAAAAGCACGAAACGAATAAAGCAAATCATAAAAAGCAAATAATAAAAAGCACAAACGAATAAAGCAAATAATAAAAAGCACAAACAAATAAAGCAAATCATAAAAAGTGAACGACAACCAAAGCAAACTAATAAAAATATTCAAATGTATATAACTGTATATTTTTTTATGTAATGACCGTAATCGGTATAAATAATATGATCTATAATATCATATTATGTTTGACAAAATAAACTTAATAAAGCAGAACGGATATACACCGACACATGTATTTGATATCGGTGCTTATCATGGACACTGGACATTGAATTCACTTTCTATTTTTCCTGATGCAAAATATGTAATGATTGAGGCAAATGACCATCCTGAGTTAAATAATTTTAAAGGGTATAAAAATGTTCATGTTTTACATGAAATACTTAATGATAAAAAAACGGATGTTGTTTGGTACAAAATGGGTGCTACTGGCGATTCGTTGTTTAAAGAACAAACTGGACTGTCTAATCAATTTGTACCTATATCACGAACATCGATTACATTAAATGATTGTATCAGTAAATATGCGCTAGATTTATCAACCATGACGAATATTTTTATAAAAATCGACTGTCAGGGAGCGGAAATTGCTATATTAAAAGGAGCAGCAGATGTACTAGCAAAAACCGATTTTATTTTGTTGGAAATACCATTGTTTGGACAATACAATACTGGAGTGTCTACATTTTTAGAACATATACAATACATGGATTCAATTGGATTTCAACCTTATGATATTGTTGATAACCATTATATTAACAGCTTTAATATGCAGGTTGATATGTTATTCATAAACAAAACACATTCGTTTGTGAAAGATGTACAAGACAAGCTCGCAATGTTGAGTCGATAAGTAGGTATGTTCGCATTTGATAGATTACACAAACGCCGGATTACATAGTTGATTATAATAATTCACCACATGCCCAACTGACGGGCCTAAATAATTATTATTTATGTAATGAATCTTCATTTCGCCTTTCCAATAAAATGACAAGTCAGAACAACCATTACTAACGTTGGCAACCGAGTCAAATATATTTACACTATCAATGTAGTTTATTTTTGGAAACCCAATGCATTGATTCTCATGTATCGCGAATATCCATCGATGATGAATATAACCTCTATAACAACTATATTCAAACCTCGACAATTCTCGTTGTTTGCTCGGCACTGCAATGTAGCCAGCATGCGATATTTTACTCATTTGTTCGCATACAAATCCAGGATTCATAATATCTTCCAGCGTGTGGGTGCAAATGCAAAAGTCGAATTTCCCATTGTTATTTACATCGTCTAATATTTTTTTCCAGGAATCTGGATGTGTGATATCACATTGATAATGGGTTATGTGATTCGGTAAAATTTCAGGTGCATTAAAATCCACAAGGGCATCTATATATGGGGCACTCCATCCATTCACTGACCCGCCAATATCAACAACTGTGAATTTCCCATTCTGTTTTTGAGTTTTCATGTAATTTATTACACCATCACGCGAACCGTCGCTAATAAGAACGTCAGTTATCATTATAGTATAGTAATACTATAATGGTTTAAATACTTAACATACATAGTAATATATTGTTATGTCAATTCCGCATATTTTTGTACAAACTTCTCGAGAAAAACCACAACAATATGTGGTCGACATGATTCGGCGTAATATACCTGGATGGAACTATGTACATTACAACGATACAGAAATTATTCGTTTTTTTCAACAAAATCCTATATCCGAATTGCCAAACGTAATTGAAAAATTTTATTCATTGCGTTATGGAGAACATCGCGCCGATTTATTTCGATATTATTTCTTATATTTGAACGGCGGGGTATACATGGATTGTGATGCCATTTTGTTAGTAAATATAAACGATGTGGTGCAGAATTACTCATTTTTTTCGATTAATTCGTCGTATTATGTTGGCACTATTTTTCAAGGAATAATTGGATGCAGTCCCAGACACCCGATTGTTCAAAAGGCACTACTTGATATTTATAATACACCCATCATGGATACGATGCGTGAATTTCATTTGTTTTGTAAAAATTTATATACATTTTATAATGAAGACCCATCTACTTCGAAGCGTCTATATGAAGAAATAAAGAATAACGACCTCTATGCGCCTGTATATGACACTATAACCGGCATGGAAATTGCTCGACATTATTATGCTACTAAAATCATTCCGCCCGATTTATTGTAACGTGAGGTGCACCGTAATATATACATCGCTTTTATTCGATACATCATATATATTTTTCGCGTTTATTTTGGACAGCCCTTGCTTTGCAAAAATGACGTTTTGCTTGTTTGCCAATTTCAATGTGTTCACTTGTATTGGATAACACATTGTATCACATTGAACCTGCAAATATTCATGTTCCCATATGTCGTGTATATTATACTTCACGTCAATATGTATGTTGTTGTTCTCGTCGATCGTTATATGACCCGGCAAATCTGGCAAACAATTTACATATAAATCGTGACCTAGATTGTCATAGACCAATTCGTGATGCCATAGTGGAATAATATATGTTTCTCCGTTCACCAATAATCTGTATAAATTGTTGTTATACATGTCTTTTAGTGTAGGGTTTAATATGATACATTCATCGTTCTCGTTTCGCGTTTGTATTAGCTGTGTTATTTTTTCGATTATATTGTCTGTAATATGAAAGGCATCTTTATATTTCGTTAAAATAATACATGTCTTTACTAAAGTTGGTTTGTCGAGTCGTTCTAATAGTTCAAATGCCTTTGACTCACACATTGTTGTAATTCGCTGTATAATGTTGTAAAATACCGATTGTCCAGTTTCATTTTCTAATATTTTCTTTAAAAATATCATAAATAAATTCCGGTAAGAATCGTGATTCGAATCATCGTATGCATGACTATCATGATTTGCATACTCCTCGGCCCGCAATAAATATTCATATGCATCGTGGATTTCCTGAAATTTACGTACTGCATTTGGCGACTTATTTTTGTCCGGGTGATAAATAAGTGCTTTTAATCTATATTGTCGTTTTATCATATCCACATCGATATTATGATTGTTTATATCCAAATCTAAACATTGGTATGCAGTTTCTTTATTCATCTAGATTGTGAATCTTATTTATTATATAAAATAGAATACTCTCTAAATGGTATATGGGACGATAGTTATTGTTGTAATATTTTAAAAACTTAAACATGCGGTCCAATATTTGCGACATATCGTCGTCTGTTAATTCGTCCGACATAACAAAGTGCGACAATATGTACCATATACATTCCGTTGCATCCAGATTATAAGTCAATATGTTGTATAAACTTTCGCGCAATTCCATAAAACTCGAATTGTCGATTGCATACATGTCCGCAATTATTTTGTCACAAACGATGTTGAAAATATCTTCAGGCAGTGGGCTGCTGTATCCATCGTACAAATCAAACTGTCGTGTTTCTTTCATGTTTAATATATTCGATGGACTGATTTGGTCGAGTTGATTTATTACCGCGGTCGGCGGAGAATCGTACTTATTTTTATTGTGAGTGATCCGTTCGACGAAATTTTCGGGTTTTATTTCACACATATGATTCGACTTCGCATAATGAATATGTTTATAATGTTGCGCATCCGGGCGCGGTATTTTTATTAGATGACAAACGTTTAATATGGACGTCGGCATAAAACTAACATGTTCGGTTATTATGAAGAATTTTACAATAATATTTGTATGACTATGATTGTATTGTTGCATGTAACTATAAAATATGTCCAATAGTTCGGAGTGTATTTGATGGAAATTTTTACATACAATAATGCCGATTTTGTCTTGTTTTACAGATATGATATCGACAATTTGAAAGAATATTTCATGCCATAGGGTTTTCGAGTTGCATCCTAATAGTGCCATATCGATTTCATAGTGAATATCGCTGATTCGATATATGTATTCTTGTTTGTCCGTGGTAACAGTTATTTTTTTGTCATATTTCATGTGAGAAGGACTGTATTTTTTTAGTGCCAATAGCATTTGCGTGTATTTCCCAACACCGGATGGTCCATATATGATGGTATTTTCTAGTTGATATACATTTTGGGGGAACTTCGTAAAAGTTTCGTTTAATTCCGGATGTATATTATATTTTTCTGCAGATTGGATATATTCGTCGAAAGTGGTTTCATAATATTTCATGTTTAATATTATGAATATATGTTATTATTTTTTTATACGCATTCCATAAGTCTATATTACTAGGCTGCGATATATATGGATGAATTTGGTAGAGTTGTTTATTGAAGTTATTGAACTGATTGCGTATACAATCGTCGATGCCGCATTTGCTGCGTGTATTGCGCGCAATTTCCATGAAGTAGTTGGATCCCAGAATTTATCAAAACCGGTCATAGATTTATCCGTTGATATATGTGTTTGTGTAAGTGTGGCGATTATACCACTTATTACAACAAATATCATACTATTTTTATAATGATTATAATACTCCTTATATAATCCAGTTAATGTTGGTGCAGTTCCGGTCTTTTCTTCATATTTTGATGCATATCTATTATATGATACACACATAATAATGGATGAAATTACCATGAGTATAGTTGCGATTAATAAAATATATGGCCCAACTCCAATATCGGCTCCGCTCTGGAATAGTGCATAGAACGTAATTCCGCAACTAAGTGTGAAAAACAGATTGAAAAGCATACACGAAAATATACCGACGGTCGGTATATAAGTCAACATAAATATCAATATGGTTGTCCATGCAACAATTATAGCTAGATTTCTTACATATTTTAATACACCCTTTATACCATCAAATGATGCTTCCCCAAAAGTTGCGTTTATCCATGATAATATTCTATATATGAAAAATATATCCATTGGTATCTTAATATAATAAGAGTAGATTTTATGGTGGTGGTGGCGGCGGTAAATTATATGTTGTGCATAACCATTCTACCAATGTTTCTACCGAACAGTTTAAGAAACCGTGCGGACACTTCTTAATATTTAAAAATTGCGGCTTATTCATATCAGGTCGCTTATAATACACATATGCGCCGTATTGTCCTCGTCGAATATCCATATGAGAATTCAGTTCTCGTAATACGGATTTTTCTTTGGGTGTTTCTAATAATTTTTCTACATCGTCGATTGTAATAGAGTCAAATGTTAACTCTGGTGATTTTATACTAATGCGTTTGTCGCCATATTCTACATACATTCCATAGCGACCGGTTTTGACATATACGTCTTGGTTCTCTATTTTGCCGATATTTCGCTCTGTTATTTCAATTAAATCGTCGAGTGTATATTCATTCGCCTTTAGTTTTTCTAAATCTACGTCTTTCCGTGCGGCAATATATTCAACAGTCCCGTCTTCTAATGTGTGCCTTATAGATGGGCCGTATTTTTCGAATACAAATTCATATCCATCTTGAATAATATACGATTGTTTCGTAATTTGACTAATCGGCATGGATTGCCGTTTTATTTCGGCTACACATTCTCTGCAAATGGCCGCCCAGTCGGCATGTTCTCCACATGATACTTTATCTAGCTGATATTCCATGTTTTTTGTATATTCATATGAGAACATGTCCTGATAATATTGTAACAAAAACTCGATTGTTAATGTTCCGACAGGTTGGATAACCAATTTTTGCTTTTCGGCGCCGAATACTTTTTCTACTTTGGTCGCATTGATTGTTTGGCCAGTTAATTGGTATTCTTCGCATGTCTTTGCAATACCGTCTATGTCGGTTCTCACTACATATCCCCGTTCTTGAATTGTATCTACAATAGATGCAAATGTTGATGGACGACCAATGCCGAGCGTTTCTAATGTATTAATTAAACTGGCTTCCGTATAATGCTGATGTTTATTCGTGACATGTAGCTCGCTGGTTATTGTGTTATATGATGCGGGCGTGTTTGTGGACTCTAAATTCAATAAATACATGCGCAATGATGTGAGAACATTTTCGTTTTCGGCAGGTTCTCCCTTTTCCTCTATTTTTTTCCAACCAAGAAAGGAAGGGACTTCAATGGTATATGTGTAATGTGTATCCATCGGTGCAGTTATTTTTACATGAGATACATTGTATGATGCAGCGGACATGCAGCTTTCCACCGAATTCTTCCAGATTAATTTATACATTGTGTTCATTCGGGTATCGTCACAATTCCCGATTGCCCGTACATCAATTTGAGTCACTCGAATGGCTTCATGTGGATTATTTGTATCCGTGTTCTCCAATTGGTCCAAATTACCTACGTATTTTTTGTTATGATATAGTTGTTCAATATAACTTCCGGCCTTTTCTAAGAAGGCTTTGGAGTACTTGGTACTTTCAGTACGCATATACGTAATAAACCCACCTTGATATAATTTTTGACAAATAATCATAGTATCTTTTGGAGACATATGGAGAACATTGCTTGCCACTTGTAATAATCTGGATGTATGGAACGGTTTTGGTGGCTCTCGCGTCGACTTTTTGTATTCACCTACACTTAATTTATGTTGATATGTCTTGGATAATTCGAGAAATTCGAGAACATCGACCTTAGACACAATGTCTTTGTTGAGGTGAAATATTAGGTTTTTTGCAAAAAAGGTTGCACTTATTTTGTATTTTTCATCCATAACATCGGTTCGTGATTTGTGGTTCTCGTATACGAGCCGCAATGCAGGAGTTTGACACCTGCCTGCCGATAGCGAATTCGATTTGTTATTGTATAAATATTTCCATAAATACGGGGAAATCTTGTAACCGACCAAAATATCGAGAACCTGTCTTGCATGTTGTGCGTGAACCAAATTCATGTTAACGATTGTGGGGGTTTTTACACATGATTGTATGGCGTCCTTAGTTACTTCATGAAATATAACACGTTTTGTCGTTTCGATTGGAAGATCGAACTGCATACATATGTGCCAGGCAATCGCTTCGCCTTCTCTATCATCATCTGTTGCTAAAAATATATTAGAAGAAGAGAACCTGGATATGATTTTCTTCATTTGTGCTACATGGTCCTTCTTTTCGTCGATTATTGAGAACGTAGGCTCGAATGTATTTTTTGTGTCTATGGATTTTAACCCACCAATCGCTCTAAAATGCCCCATTGACGCAATACAACAATATTCTTCACCTAAAAAATGTTCTATTTTTGCACATTTCGACGGCGATTCCACGATGAACAAATATTTTGCATGTGGGCTGATTGACACAGTTGCCGATGCAGACGAAGACTTCTTTGTATATTTCTTATAAACTTTTGGAGGCATATGGAGAACCTGGATTACTGATAAAATATAAGACACTCGTTTTATTAGGGTTTTCGTGATGTTTTATTAGAGTTGAGAACATAACGATTGTCATGTTCTCAAAATGTGCGAAATTTATGAACTAATATATCAGTTATTCCAGTACCGTTCTATTGTTATTGTAAAAATACCTTGCAATAGTGCAAATACCAACATTACCATGGCTATTTTTGACCAGTCCAATGGAGATGGGTTTGTAAATTCGATTTGATACCCGGATTCTTTGTTTTTGCCGATATTGTAATGAATGTAGTTCTCAATCATATTGATACAGACATACACTAAAAAAGAAATCATAAATACATGAAATTCTCTGCCGTGATAATAATGTCGTAGTTTTCGAAATAAATAATACATCACAAAATTACGCAGGTGTATACATATTATACATAAAAAATTATAAAGACACGTGTGCAGGTTCTCATAATTGCATCGACGATTGCGTGTTATATACCTTCATTCTAACAATATACATTGCAATGCATATAAAACTATTACAACCATTTATTATATATAAAATGCAGTTTGTTGATACTGACCGAAGTGAATACATAATTAACCCCGAATGCAAGAAATCGTTTATTGAGACTGCTCATTATACCAAGGTCATTTCTACGCAAAAGTTGGTAACCATAATCTATACAACGGTTTGGCGGAATGGTTCTGCGACGATTTGGTTGAATCCAGTCGAGAAAAGTGATATATTAGAAATGGAAGGCATATATTTGACTGAATATCAACATGATTTTCGCGAGTCTACTGACAGTTGTGATGTGTATGTGGACTTACAAGATGAGCATGATTATACCGACGACGAAATCAATGAAATTTTGGAGTCTGCATGTGCAGAAGTTAAAACTGATTATAATTATGGTGAAGACGATGATGAAGATGGTCAGGCGGAATTGACCATAATGGATTGTGACCCGTACATTATGGAGAACGAAGGCGGGTGGATATTGGATGAAACACATTATTACATTGAAGGGAAATGTACACTAACACCAATAAATGAAGTGGACGGCGAGATTGATAATGCAGTTCGTCGATACTAATCGAAGTGAATATATAATTAGTCCCGAATGCAAGAAATCATTTATCGAGACAGCTAATTATACCAATGTCATTTCCACACAAAAGTTGGTAACTATACTCTATACAACGATTTGGCTGAATCCCATCGAGAAAAATGACGTATTAGAAATGGAAGGTGCTATGACATTGTCCTTTATACAAACCATTAAAAAATATGGCACATCTATTACTTTTACACCTTTTCTCATTTCAAATGTTAAATTTTATTTGTATTCATTGTTGGTTTTAATTTACCAAAATAATATATTTCTTTTTCTATTGCTTCTTCTTTGTTATTACAACTAAAGGTTTCAATGATTTCATAGTCCCAATTAGACCAACCACCATTTTCCCGAATAATTCTATATGTTTTTTGATTATGGCTTTTATGAGTATTAACCAAACAAACTCTTCGATGAACGTCCATTCTACCTTTTATATTTGTAGTATAGCCAATATAAAAATCTTTTACATTATCATCTAGACAATATAACTTATAAATACATGTATTGGTATAATTAACCATTTTATTTCAATATATCATGTAATTAAATAAATATTTTAATTCAATTTTTTGGAATTGTTTTTATTTTCAGGATTTAATTATAACATCATTTCAAATATCAATCTCTGTAATCGTTTTGAAGGGAAATGTACACTAACACCAATAAATGAAGTGGACTGCGATAATGTGGTTGACGATGGTGGCGACGTTATTGTTGACGCATAAATATTTTACAAAATGATATGAAACCAATTCGGTATATTATATGTATAACCCAACCAAATGAATCTCTATCGCGTCGTTATTGTGGACCGCAATTATTCAAACCATTTGTTTTATAATGTAGAAGACCGAAAAGAAATCGATCCAAATATAGTTCCGGCGTTGAATCAAATAAGGCCACTCGAACATAAGATGTTCATGGACGATATTTTCGAATTTCGTCCCGACTTACCTAACAAAATCAATGTGGTTCGATCATTAGTACGCAGCAGTAAACAATTGGCCGGAGTGCTTATGTTAGAAGACAACAAAACATTTGGCCGAACGGAAAATAAAAAGCGGCTGTTATATAGATGTATACCAGACGACATACATCTACCTGTATTTTTAGTACCATATGACATAAAAGTGGGTTTCTCCAAAGTCCAAAAAAACAAATTCGTGACATTTAAATTTGACAACTGGGACCATCAACACCCATACGGAATGTTAACGGAAACAATTGGTGACGTAGACAATTTGGATTGTTTTTTCGAATATCAACTATATTGTAAAAGTCTACATGTATCTCTCACGGATTTCACTAAGAATGCGACCGATGTGCTTCGACAGAAAACACAAGACGAATACATTGCGACCATTTATAAGAATTCGAATTTTCAAATCGAGGACCATCGCGAACGATATGTGTTTACAATCGACCCCGAAAATAGCACGGATTTCGATGACGGGTTTCATATTGAACATGAACTCGTGGACAATGTCCAATGTGGTTGGAAAGTCACTGTATATATAGCCAACGTATTTGTATGGCTAGAAACATTGGGCCTGTGGAACACATTCAGTAAGCGCGTTTCTACGATTTATTTGCCGGACCATCGGCGACCCATGTTGCCAACCATTTTAACAGATACGCTATGCAGTTTACAAGAAAAACAAGACAGATTTGCGTTGTCAATGGAGTTTTGCATTGATATGGACGGCACTATCGACCGAGACCGTATCCAATACAAGAACACACTGATTCGTGTGAAGAAAAATTATAGATACGAAGAACCGAAATTGGTTAGTGGAACAAATACCCGATACAACGAGCTGTTTCAACTATCCAAATTAATGGATAAAACTGTCAAAGACAGCCATGATGTAGTGGCACATTGGATGGTGCAAATGAATTCGTATACGGGACTGAATTTACTTGATCGAAAGGTTGGAATATTTCGGTCGGTTGTGTTTGCAGATGCCTACAAAGATATCGATGCGTTGTATTCGGTCGATGTCAGCGAAGAAGCCGGTAGAATTATTAAATCGTGGAATAATACTACCGGAAAATACGTGGTGTATAATGAAACTGAAACATTGGTGCATGATTTAATCGGGGTAAAGTCATTTAGACAAACTACGCACAACAAAGGGTCGGCACAACCGTATATTCACATTACTAGCCCAATTCGCCGATTAATCGACTTGTTAAATCAAATGTGTCTTTTTCGGGAATATGGATTGGTTAAAACCATAAGCAAGCCCGCGTGTGATTTTTTTGATAACTGGATAAACGATATGGAATATGTAAATGCAACCATGCGTTCTATACGAAAAGTACAAACAGACTGTAATGTACTGTACCAATGTGTGAATAATCCCGGATATTTGGATACTGTACATAAAGGCATCGTATTTGATAAAATGGTAAAGACAAATGGTCTATACACATACATGGTTTATTTGGATATTCCGAAATTACTATCACGAATAACTTGCCAACGCGACTTGTCGAATTATACTTATTATGATTTTAAGATGTTTCTATTTGAAGATGAACATTCATATAAGAAGAAAATCAGGCTGCAGCTATGCGATGTGTAGGTGTATACGAGTACAAATATTACTATGATAACTAATATTTGTGTAATAATTATATGTTAATGTCCTCCTCTAGCTTCTATTGAACTCGATGTATTGTCATATTTGCATATATTTGGATACAATGCCATAGAATTGTCTAATACAGATAACATAAAATAATCTATCGCGTTTCTACATTCACCTCTATAATAAGCAGATAATACCTTATTTGCACCAGTTCTAGAAATCATATATATACGGGCGCCTTGTTCATACCACCGATGGGTGCAATTATACAATGAATATATTTCGGTGACTGGTTTGTGAGGTTTTTGTCCCAGTGTTGGGTCCATTCCACAATACATATACACAATATCGAACCCTTCGTGCATTATAGTATTTAATACATGATTAAAACTCGGGTCTATTATACGTATGTTGTCTTCGCAAACAATCATATGATTTAGAGTTGTATTTTTTACAAAGTGTTCGAGCAAACATATATGACTAAGATGACATCCAACTACACCTACCTGCTTAAAAATATTATAATCTACGTTTTGTAGACGTGTACGGTCGCATTCAGTCAGCGTATAATCTAATCCATCGATTCCGTTAAATATTTCATAGTGTATATCATGTTCATCGAAATTCGATTTGATATTAGATAGTTTGGTTTTATCGGTTTTTAGGTTTATGATTTTCAACATATGATATATGTTCTTACTATGTTTTTTATGTTCAAACGAAATTATTGGCATGATTCTAGTGCTCTGTCCATATACTACATTATGTACTGAATCGAATATAAGCATTGCTGTTGTATATTTCAATATGCGATTGTTGACTGAGACGATTGTAAATTATTTTTACAAACAACTTAATGATTATTTTGTTTTGCTATATATATAATCAAAATGTACAAGATTATTTTGGTTTGCCTAATGATGACGGGCGCATTTGCTGCTAATTTGCGCCCCGTTTTTAGTGAGCGTTTTGAGCAGTGGTTGGACGAGTTCCGCGTAGAGATTCGTGACCATGACCACAAACTTCATTTGTTCCGTAACTGGATCGAGAATGATAAGGTTATCGAGACAACTAACTCGCGTAATTTGACATACACACTTGGCCATAACCATTTTTCCGGTATGGATTCCAACGAATTTAGCCAATATATGGGATTCGAATACAATGCGAAGCAATTATTCGGCCGCGTTAATTCTGGAAAGATCGAGGAAGTGAAATGCTTGACCGGGTGTGTCGAGGCGTTTGACAGTGAGTCTAAGTTGTCCACCGTTAAGTGCGTAAAGGAGTGTTTGCGTGATAATGTTGAGGCTACGCTTACTAGCACCCCGGCATCCGTGAACTGGGTTACTGCGGGTGGGGTGACCCCCGTAAAGGACCAGGGACAGTGCGGTTCGTGTTGGTCCTTCTCTACCACTGGTTCGCTCGAGGGTGCATTCTTTGTGAAGTATGGTAAACTCCATTCTTTCTCCGAGCAACAGTTGGTCGACTGTGACAACCGTAAGAATGGCGGTAAGGACATGGGATGCAACGGTGGTTTGATGGATAATGCATTTGAGTGGATTGACAAGAACAACGGTCTTTGCACTGAGGCAGATTACCCATACACATCCGGAGTCACGAAGACTGCCGGCACATGCCGCACAACATGCACATTGGTCGATGACAGCAAGGTCACGACATACACCGATGTCACTGCCAGCTCTGATTCCGCGATGATGGCGGCATTGGCGAAGCAACCCGTATCCATTGCGATCGAGGCCGACCAAAAGGAATTCCAGTTGTACAAATCAGGTGTATTTACCGCTGCATGTGGTACCAACCTAGACCACGGTGTCTTGGTAGTTGGTTATGGTTCATTGAATGGAGAAGACTATTATTTGGTGAAGAACTCCTGGGGAACCAGCTGGGGTGCAGGAGGATACATTATGTTGGGCAGAGGAAGCAAATACAACAGTGGCAATGGACAATGTGGTATGTTGATGCAGGGAAGCTACCCCACTGTTTAAACCAGTGAATATATTGAAAAAAACAAACAAAAATAAAAATGTAACACAATAGTGTTCTGCAAATCTACGTCTTTTTTTATATTTCAATCGCCGATTTTTATGCAACAAACTTACATAAAAACCATCTATTACACCGACTAAAAAGAAAAATGAGACAGAATCCCATTAAAAATTAAAGTGGTGTAAAATCAATAGGCAACTTTTTCATTGCCGATCGTCTTACTTAACCCTGTTAGTGTTCCACAGGTGAAAGACGCTTGTCGTTGAAACTCGCTTGGTCTGGTTTGGGTTTCTATCCATTCCTTCGTTAGTTTCATTATGGAAATAGCAGAGTTCTTATCCCTTGTTCTAAATACGATATTTTTGTTTTTGGAACTCACGCAGTTAGAACATTGGAATAATCTGTATATTTCCTTTCCTTTTTTATCCTTACAATGTTTCAAATCATTATAACATTCACAACATTTTTGAGATGTATAATATTCATTGATGGTAATTGTATCATATTTCTTATGGATAAGTTTTCTTAATCCTTTATTCATCGTTGGCATTATATGTTTCATTTGGGTGCTTCTGCTCCAATTACCATAACCAATTAGGACATTATCTCCAAAGGTTTCTTTGATTTTATTAAGGAATGTATCAATGCTTTTCTTACCATAACTATATTGACGAAACTTCATTTTCCTCCAAACATCACGCTTGTAAAACTCGGTTGTTTCTTTATTCAGTTTATCCTTTTCTACCAGAAACACCTTGAACTTTTCATAATCAACCGATTTGCTGTTTTTACTGGATAAATGAGTTTCTTTTTCTGTGATATTATTCCGTTTCTTTTCTTGTAATAATATCCTTTCATTATGCTTCCCATAACTTTCTATCTTCCTTTGTGATGCCGTATATTGAAGTTTCTTACCATTACTATCCATCATATACACTAATGAATGCTTACCAGGGTCGCAACCAACAATATTCCTATTTGTCAAAGTATCAAGTTGTTCTATGGATAAATCTTCTATGTTATTAAACTCTTGTTCTTGTAAAGTAGGAACTCTACTTCCCCATTTCTTATCTTTCAAATCCTTACGAATAAACAATAAAGAACAACTAATTCCATCTGTTTGGAGTTGGTAATGAAATTGGTAGAACTTGCTTTTGAATGTTTTATGTTTTAAGTTCAACAAATTATTCCATACATCGTATTGATTTTCTTTTATTGCTTTGAATAATTCTGTTTTCGTTTTTCCTTCTAACGAGAAGAGATTGACGATACACGCAGTATCCAAAATGATATGCTTGGGAATAATGTTATTGCGTAGCGGTAAAGGTTGAAATAATTTATGGTCTTCCTTTTCCAATACAGCATTCATATACAACATACCTTTCAAATAATCAAATGGACTAACCTTCACATCATAATGAACCGACTTTTTGATATTTTCAGGAAGGATATTCGGTAAATGGGTGTGTTTCCAGTCATCAAATATCGTATCAGTTTCTTTATTACATTCTAATAATTGCTTCTTGAACTTGAATAAAACTGCTTTGTCTTCTGTAATATCCTTCGTGGTTTTATTGATGAACCGAAGGAAATGTTGAATAAAATGTTCTTGGGTGTTATTAGATAAGGAAGTATGAAGTTGTGTTGCTAAATACGGAAGCATATTGGATTTGTTTTTTAATGGTGTCTTTTCGTGATTGAGTAAAGGTTGGTATTCCGTATTATAAAACTCTTGTAAAGTGTCTAACATAGATGTATCCTTTTCCTTTCTTCCAGTATTCGTTTTTTCTCCTAATACCTTGATACAATACAGAATGAACTTCTCATTTATTTCAGGTAAAGGTTGATTGTCGTTATAACATTTCAATACATATAACCTAATAAACTGATAAGAATGTATCATCAAATCGTTCATTTCAAAAACCATATTGGTAATGACTGGTTGGACTTCTTTATGGTTATATAATACAGATTTGAGTGTGGTTTTTATAGTAGTGTAGGCACTTTTTTCATTAGAACGGAACTCTTGGAATGTTTCCTTTTTCTTTTTCACCATTCTATATATTTACTAAATATTTTATTTTTAAGTTGTTTTTTAAAAATTAACAACTTATTCCTAAATATTCTCGGTATTTTGTTTTTCTTCCATTTCCTTTTTTTGTTTTTCTTTTCTTCGTAAATATGATATTCTGTTATATTCCTTTCTTTGCTCTGGTGTAGATTTATATGTTGTTTTTTCTCTACATTTTTTTACTCTTTCTTTTATTACCTCTTTATTCTTTTCATAATATTCTTTTCTGCTTGATGGTGCTGTGTATTTTTTAAGATGTTCTTTGGTTGTTTGAAGTTCTTGTTTAGTTGTTTGTAGTTCTTCTTCTAATTCTTTTATTCTTTCATCTTTATCCATTACGATACTATATATAATAAAAAAATATTTATATCTATTTATTATATTTTTCAAAATAATTTGTCTCATTTTTCTTTTTAGTCGGTGTAATATTTGCCCGTACATTTTGTATACAATTATTTTGGAGAGAACCGTACATATTTATTAGTTCGATATGTTAGAGGATATTCTGTTTCTATTGTAATATTTTTATTATTAATGAATTCATATACATCAATAAAATTCCATGCTAAGAACCCATATGATACGTATGGATTTAATACATTAATAGTATATTGTTTTTGTATTTCCAATGATATCTCACTAAACGCATAATTGCTAATAAGAAAACTGTTATCTTTTAAATTTTTCACATTATCTAGCGTTACATAGTTTATATTGTGAATATTTAAGTTTTCCAGATATTTTTGTTGTAATACCAAAGGCATTTGTAAATCAAAAATACTATATGTATTTATTGTAATATTGAATAGATGTGCTAATTTATAAATATAAAAACACAACCCCCCATATCCACCGCCGATTTCTATTACGTCAATATTATTTAATTTGCATTCCTTCATGTAAGTTAGTATTAAAAAGCTCTGGAATATATATCTTAAACTTGTTGGGGAACACTCAGTAAAATTTGCAAAATTATATTTTTTCGGTTTACCACATGAGTCATTCAGGCCACATAGTTCGATTAAGTAATCTTTGTTTGAGTTATATAGCAGATCGAATCTTTTTCTTAATTCATTGATATACATTTCTCCTTGATTGCGCTTAACATGCTCTAAAACCAAACAATATTCTGGATTTGATTTAAATGTCCAATCATTAATATTAGCATTAACGAATGATGATATGCAATCTTCATAATTATTATACATAGTTATACATATTTGAAATATTTAAAATGTCGCAATTAAACGCAAAAATTAGATAAAATAACTTAAAAAATCATACTCGACATGAATCTGCCCGCTTTCTGTAATATAATTTTTTACGATTCCCTATAAAATAATTAATCTCTTTTTTAAGATCGTTTGGTAATGGTAATGTGTATATACTATACACACTAGCAAACTCTGCCGGACATGGTGTGAGTATTTCATAAAATTTATTTACAGAGCTAATATTGTGATTGGTACCGTCGATGTTAAATACCAATTCAAATCGCGACCTTGATAATAACAATTGGAGTCCACTATCAAATGACTGCGTACGTCCTCGCACATATACATAATCTACAAAAGTACCGGTCAGCACTGTTGTATTGAGCATCCGCAGATTATTTGTTAAATTCCACTGTACTTCGATTAAATACTTTTTACCCGTTTTCAAATTGTCTGCATGTATTCGGTGGGAAAGTGGCATTATGTTATACATTAAGAAAATAACGGTGGCCAGACACCGCATTATCCAAAGAGTGCTCCAAAGTATACAACATTACAAATTTGTGCATGCAATACTTCATCTACTTCAGCTGTGTGTTATTTTAGCAAAATTATTACACCTATTTTCTCCATATATAATATCTTATATCGGCTATGGAATTAAAGAAAAAAGAATATGATCCCGGTCAACAATGGTTTCCTCTTGGGCATCGCAAACGCGTACGAATGTCACCTATTGTCGAGAAACCCACACCAATTTCTCCACAAGAACCCTTACAAAAGACATCTTACAAAGTAGGTGAATATATACCGTTACTTAGGAAATCGCCAGGTTCTTCTGCAACCGCTACTTATGTAACGGGAATAAAGAACACGTCTCCGATAGTACAATTGTATGACTATGGATTAAACCGACCTTTTAGTCCAATACAACTTAATACTAGTTTGAACAATAAACCACTGGATAGTAGTAACACTATTAAACCGATTCAAGAAGTTGCATCATCGAATACTAACATTGTTAAACCTATACCAGTGAGTGCATCAGTAAACTCTAAAGACAAATATGGTCGCCCAACCACGTATAAGTCGTATAAAAAGTCATTAGCAAATGATGTAGAAGAACATGACACTAATTGGGGATTTTATGATAAGGATTTCCATGGTGGCAAGAAACGTCGAACACGTAAGGCAGCACGCAAAACAAAACGACGACGGCATGCAAAATATGCGGCTTCACGCCGACAACACAAACGCAAAGTAGGGTCAATAAAATGTAAAAACTAAACGAGTGTCTATGTTATAATTGAATACATTATAACATATTTATGCTGATGCTTATATTGATATGAAGATTCAATATCGTATGCAATGATCGTGACCATACGTACCATAATTCAATAAGTTAAACAAATTATTCATTCTTTTTCCATACCTGATAAAACTCATTTCGCGTATGTGGAAATTCCCCTTCATGACCAACCAACTCTTCTGCATATACAACATTAAAATTGTGTGCATGCAATACTTCATCTACGTATTTTTTATGCAGTGCATCGCGATAATCGTTTTCCATGATAATTAGCTTAACATGCTCTAAAATTTCGGGCATATCTAATAAAATATAATAAAATGCTCCTTCGCAATCCACAATCAATGTATCAAAATCCATATTGTATTTTGCACGCAATTCTGCGTAAGATATTATATCCACGGGCGTAAACCCGTCAGGAACGGTATCGCATGGAATCGTATCCCATCCATATTGCACGAGTTTGCGCAAAGATAATGCGGCGTTTTCGATGTGAAAGTTAAGGTTATTGATTTTTTTATTTTCACGTAGTACAGCGGCAATATGTGGTGATGTTTCCAATGTTACCAAATTCGCAGGGTCACTCAATAAATGGGATATAATCATACTGTTTCTTCCAATGTTACTCCCAATTTCAAGCACCTTTTCGTTTCCCAATAAATAACGGACTGCCATTTTTTGTTCTGGCAATTCTTCTTCGAATGTCCCACCTACCAATTGTATTTTTGACTGCAATGTTTGCAATAACGAATCTATGCATAAATTATCAAGTACATCTTTATTAATTTTATCAAATGGATGAATGCCAAACGGTTTAGTCCCGGTATTTATTAACTCGCTATCACTATTAATGCAGCCAGGTTGCAAATTATTCATGCAAAATTTCATACACTCCATGGGGTCGTTTAATGATCCAGTTGGTAGTGGATATTTTAGAAGAGCCATTGCATTCATAAAGAATACGTCTTCCGGTATAATCAGCCTGTCAGTAAAGAAATCGATATTCAATCCATGTTGCTTTCTATAGTTTATTATGTCATTGTTTGTTACTTTATTGGTGCAATCTAACATGATCTGTTTATTTCGATATGAAAATCCGCCGTTTATATTAAACCCACCTTTGACTGGAGTAGTTATATCAATAAAATTACCAGAATTGTCGTGACCCCCATATAAATATGGTGCACCTATAAATCCATATTGTAGCGGTATACCATACTTATTCGATAATATGAAAGAATCGGTTTGAAAAATAATTACATGTTGTTCGGCTATTTTATCCCAAAATTGTTTGCTTTGCATAAATAAACTATATGCATCAGGCGAAACAAAATCGTCAATGCGCATGTTAATGAATGTATATGTGCCCTTTATATTTTCTTTTATATTCGCTTCGTTTTTATCACTTCCAAATATGCGTAAATTCCACGCATCGCCGAGTTTACTCATTACCTGTTTTATAACGCCGATTAGATATTTATGATTGCGCGGTTCGATTATTACAGCAACTGCATTATTACTAATATTATTGTTGATTGTAATATCTAGTTCTTGATAGTATTTTAAAAATTTGTCAATCATGATTCGTCGATTCAATAGATTATTTGATTATGTTAGTTTATATTGTTTATTCGATAATGAATTATTTAGCTACGTATAAATGTTCACGCGATAATAATTGCAGATACAAGTGATATAAAGATAGATATAAAGATAAATATAAAGATACAAGATATTACAATGATACACCCTATTGTATTTTCTATACCCGAAGAAAAAATATGTACTTGTGCTCCGGTAAAAGATAAATTATTATCAAGCTTAATACCCGGCCGGCGGTCAACATATATATATAGGACTGAACACGACTATTATAATGAATATAAACGATCATACTTCGCCATGACGACAAAGAAGGGTGGGTGGGATTGCATGAGACATTACGAGATCTTAGCAAATGGTTGCGTACCGTATTTCCCAGATATAGAAAAGTGCCCTCCTAATACAATGGCGTTATTTCCAAAAGAATTGACCATCCAAGGAAATTTATTGTATAATAAAATAAAATCATACTCCAATGTTGGGCCGAACGATGAAGATGCCCAATTATATTTCACGTTACGTGATAAGTTTTTAGATTATACTCGAACACATTTAACAACAAATAAATTGGCAACCTATGTATTAGAAAAGGCGAACATGTCGAGTGTTAGTAATATTCTATATTTATCTGGAGACATTGCTCCTGATTATTTGAGATGTGTTACGCTGCATGGGTTAAAAACTATATATGGGACAAAGTGTCATGACTATCCTAAAGTTTCACACATATATAAATCAAACGACATACGATATGATAGATTATATGGACGAGGGTTTTCATATTCTAATATACTCGATTCGACTATGCACGATGATAGTTTAGACGTGTCAATTGAGGATCGCATTAAGGCAAAACAGTTTGATTGTGTTATTTATGGTTCATATCATCGCGGAATGCCACATTATGATTTAGTATCTACAATCTATAACCCAAATGAAATTATTCTATTATGTGGAGAAGACCTTCACCCGTGTAATTATGCAGACTGGGTGCAAAAAGGACATCATGTATTTGTGCGTGAATTATAGTAATAATATGTATACCAATAATTTATATTGTTATATGAAAATTGGATTTTTTATAAGACATTTTACTGAGCGTGGAACAGAAGTTTCTGCATATGATTATGCAAAGTACAATGAAGATATATTACATAATACGAGTTATATAATATGCTTTACCGAATTTGCACGGAAACCGTTTGGGTTCCAAACAGAACGGGCATCGTATGATAAATTTAAATCGAGATTTGAAATTATTGAGATGAATGATATAGCGGAGATGCAGAATGTAATAACCAATTATAAGTTGGATATATTCTATACGCAAACTCATGGGGGGGAAGATGTTTACAAATTTAACGACAAAACAATATGGGGCAGTTGCAAAACAATTAAGCATTGTGTATTTAATACACGAAATCCAGAAAGTGATCTTTATTTGTCTATTAGTAACCATTTAAATAATAAATTTAATACAAATATCCCAGTATTGCCATATATTGTTGATTTGCCAAATATTAATGAGAATCTTAGAGACGAATTACATCTACCACATGATGCTATTGTAATAGGACGACATGGTGGATATGACCAATTTGATTTATCGATTGCCCGTAATGCAATTAAACAATTTTTATTAAACCGAGAAAATAACAATGTATATTTTTTATTTATGAATACAAAACGATTTTATAATCATCCTCGCATAATTTACTTGGAAAGGAGTGTAGACTTAATTTATAAAACAAAATTCATAAACACATGTGACGCAATGATTCATGCACGCCGAGACGGAGAAACATTCGGTTTAGCTATTGCCGAATTTTCAATAAGAAATAAACCTATAATCACATGTCCATGCGGCGATTTAGAGCACATTTTAATTTTGAAAGATAAAGCAATTACATATAACAACATGAACGAACTTATCGATATATTTTCAAATATAAAGCAAATAATAGCTAAACATGAGGATTGGAATTGTTATAGAGAATATACCCCCGAATTGGTGATGAGCCAATTTAATAACTTAATAACACGCCTTTGTGCCAAACCTAACGATGAAGTAAATGCGGCGTTATTTGTAACAATTTGAGATCACCCAATTGTTCAATAATACACATAATAGTCCAGTTATTTTTCATGTGAAAAATTGATTATATATGCGTATCTTACCCATATATAAATAACATATATCAACACAATGAATACTTTCAAGGACCTATTTGCATTTTACCAGGATTCGTGCACCAACTTTATCGAATGGTTGGAAGATCCGTGGCAGGGAAAGGATAAACAGGAGTCCGCGTTAAGACTGTTTGCCGGATTGGGTTTGATCGATAAACTGAAGAACTTTGTCAAATGTACCGGCAATTATAACGAAAAAACAATTCAGCCAATGAATACATTCAAAGACTTATTTTACGACGAAAATAATTCTTTGATTAACCTGAAAGATAAGGGCGATGCATCAGATCTAACATGTGTCCATGTGGATGACGCCAAACACATTTTAGTGACCACGTCGAAAAATCTAAATACAATAAACGTCGGCAAATTAGATATTGATAAAATACTTACCAATTTTACTCAATATGCAGAAGCCGGTTATAAAATGACCCTGTGTATTTGTGTGCGAAACCGCGACGAGTATGATCAAATGAAGAAACGCATGGAATCTTCAAATATAATTCTTAAAAAGTTATTAGATCAGGATAATGTAATCATTATTGATTGGGAAGACCTGAACCAAGCATTCAACGCATTTAAAATATTTGCCCAAACCGCGAATTTTGACACAATCATAAACAGCAATAAACCCATATTATGTCTTAAGTTTCATCAACAGTTAGGTGTAATGAAGACATTAAGACTGAAACAATTGGGCATGAAAAACGCGTTGTGGGGACATATTCAGCGCAGTGGAAAAAGCTACATTATTGGTGGGTGTATCATTTCCGATAGCCAAAACAAAGAATCGTGCAATTACTTGGTGTTAACCACTGCTCCCAATGAAACCATCGCCCAACAGATTAAAGTGTTTCTATGTCAGCAGTTGGAGGATTTTAACATTGTTTCATTAAATGGCAAAAATAAAGAACCCGTACTTGCTGCTAAGAATATTATTGTATGTTCTAAGCAATTTCTCCAGTGTAAGATTGAATCCACTAATTCCGATCAGTCAAATGACATTGTCAAGACCAATGTGGTTAGTTGGTTGAAACAAATCGAATTTGATATGCGATTCGTGGATGAAAGCCATAACGGCGGAACTACTGAACTTGCGCAGAAAACTCTGGATTGTTACGGGAAAAATGCGTTTACAGTTCAAATTACCGCCACTTACTCGAAACCCATCAACGATTACAACATCCCCAAAAATTGTTGGATATTATGGGATATGGAGGATATCAAACTATGTAAAAATATTAAAACCCCCGGTAATCTGGATCGACTGGCTGAAAAACATGGTGCTGACATTCGCGATAGCATAGCAAACTATTCATTGGATAACATCATTACCGAATACTCCAAATACCCAGAACTTTGGATATTAACCGATGAATTAAAACCAGACGTTAAGTGTGAAATTATAGACGATACTCAGGAGAATAATTATGGATGGTCTCCAGAAGCCGCGTTTATGCTCAAACAGTGTTTGCGAAAAGACAGCGAATCTGGAAAATCGGTATTGATGGTTAAAGATGAGTTCCAAAATGAAGACGCAAATCTTAACATTTGGTATAGGATTTTCGGTAAGCGAAACAAGTATGGTATTCCAGATAAGGCGTTTCGTGATGACACTGTATTCATGAAGCGGATCGAAAAAATTTGCAAAAGCCCTGCTATCGGGTCTCGATTTATAGGGGACGGCGAAGATCCCATGATTATTATGGCATTCTTACCTCAAAATAATATTGATAAAATATCAAACGCAACCATTAACCTATTGCGAAAGCATAATGTTGTTCCCGAGTACGACATAATCAGTATTAATAGTAAGACTACCAATAATCCCAAACAGGCAATCGAAGACGCCCGCACATCTGCAAAGAACGTAGGCAAAAAGGGAGTCCTCGTTTTAAGCGGAAAACAATGCAGTTTGGGGGTATCCATCGACAATTGCGATATTGTTATACTGCTGAATAATAATATGGGGTTCGATATGATTTACCAGATGATGTTTCGATGCATGACCGAAGGTCCGGGAAAAAAATGCGGATTCGTGGTGGATTTGAATATTCACCGAGTCATTCAAACGTCTATTATCGAATACTCGTCTATAATTAAACCCGACTGCCATCCTCGAGAAGCCATTCAGTATCTTCTACAAGAACGCCTTATTAATTTAAACGGCGATCACTGGATGCCCAGCTTTGGCAATGATGTTACTAAAATTTCTACACTAAGTGATGATGTTTATAACATTTATGCATCCAATACGGAAACTGCATTAGCACATTTACTCGATCGGCTGATGTTCAAAGAATTGTTACTTACACACGATGATCAAACTCAAATCAATGTGATGTTTAGCAACACGTCTCGTAGTAAATTGCACCGTGATCATGATGAAAGTGATGGCGCGGATGAAAATATAAAAAAGGGCATTGAGAAAACCAAAGCAGAGAATCATGATGCCACATGTTTGACTGTCGAAATGCAGGATGGCGGTGCAGAGCCCGATGATAAAGAGGAAAAACGAATCAATTATATGGATATTTTGAAACATATTATTCCACTGGTTTGTTTGTTGACTATTCACAACGAAGAAACGGCGTTCGTAGCCATGTTTCATGTGATTGAAAATGAAACGTACATTTACAAAATATTACTAGATCAAACAAAAAGTTGGTGGGGAGATAAAATTGATACTGAGTTAATCCGGTGTATTATTAATGTATATATGAAGTATATGAAAGACGATAAAGAAACTAATCAAATTATTCGAACAGTAAAAGAACTCTTCATAAAAAATGTTCGTAATCGCAAAGAACTCTCCATAGTTATTGACAAGTATTTAATACCTCAGGAGTTGGAGAAGCGAAGCAACGCGGAAGTATCTACGCCATTCCATTTACGTAAGGACATGTTGGATACAATGCCGATTACATTTTGGGAAACCCCGAAGCGGGTTTTTGAACCATGCGCGGGAAAGGGTGGGTTTATCATAGACATCATTGATCGATTCATGATTGGACTACAACGCGCTATTCATGATGAAGAGCTGCGATACAAGACGATTGTGGAAGAATGTTTGTATTTTAGTGATATCAACCCGACTAATATATTTATTTGTAAATTGTTAGTTGACCCTTATAACAAATATGCGTTGAACTACAACGAGGGGGATACAATCAAACTAGATATTGCGAATAAATGGAATATTAATCAGTTCGATGCTGTCATCGGCAATCCTCCATACAACGAGGATCCGGATAATACTGACGATCCGCATATGAAACCCATTTATCAGGATTGGATTTATAAATTTACCAAATTATCGCCTATATTATTGTTTATCACCCCGTCCAAATGGTTCTCATCCCAAGACGCATTATTGGTAGAATTGCGAAATTACATAAAGACGTGTAAAGTCGAATTCATAACACATTTTCCCAACGACGATGTGTTTAAGAACGTCAAAATTAAAGGGGGAGTTTCATATTACATTATTAATCGGTTCTACGAAGGCGTGACCAAATTCAACGGAATAGAAATCGACATCAACAAATATGATATTATTTTAGAGCCACAATTCTATAAACTCATTGAGAATTTAGATGCGAATGGCCACTTTGAGCAGACTCTGGATTTGGTATATTGTTCGCAGGGTACATTCCTGAATAGCAAAACCGAGAAAGAACTGACAACAGTGAGTAATAACAGCACTCCCTGCTTAGTTTCTAAAAGCAAAGGATTAAAGCGGTATATACCCACCGACAAAATTACGAAGGACTATAAGTATTGGAAAGTGGCCACGCCTGCTGCTGCATACAAAGGAAGTAGCGGTTTCGCGGATATTTATATATTAACCGATGGCGAGGTTCATAGCCGCTCGTACATTTCATTTAAGGTGGATAGTAAACAAGAAGCCGACAGTTTATACAGTTACATGAAATGTAAGCTACCACATATATTACTTTCAACTAGAAAGATTACACACAACTTATGTAATTCGTCCGTGTTTAAATGGATTCCGTTGGTACCCCTCGATCGACAATGGACTGACGCCATGCTGTTTACATATTTTAAATTTGACGATGATATTGTTAATATGATACAGGAAATGGATGTGGAAGGATCTTACACTCGCGCATAAAAAAATGGGGGGGCGCAAATATTTTGTAATTCATTGTATTTTTTGCTAGTATTTTTTACACCGGTATAATTTTCAAAGCATGATTGGTTTATCTTCTTTGCGCATTAACCATCGTTCATGTTGTTCGCACATTCTATTTTCTTGATGTTCATCAATTTCGCGGATTGTTCTTGGTATAACATCTTCCAACCAGTCAATCGTATACAACCATGTGTCATTTTGCATTTGGTATTTACTTCCTCGACTATTATACCGTTCATTGTAAAATGATAATACATCGATCATCGTAACTCCCTCTTCTTCTAATCTACTTGCAATATCATCTATGCATCCAACATGCACATTTTCGATGAAGTTTGCCACTACATCATGTTCTTGTTGTTCGTGATGCATTTGTTGATATAATTCGCTTCTACAACACGGACACGTATTGGAACGTTGCATTGCCATTGCAATACAGTTGAAACAGAAATGGTGCCCGCATAATGTTGTACAATTATTGACCGATGTAGTTGGGTCGAAACATATATTGCATTCGCGTGACATAATAATACTGTGTGAAAAAAAAGACACACATGGCGTCAATTTTACAATGTTTATTTTTGTATTGTATGGATTATTTATTGGTATTTATTTGTCGGGGGTTATCTTCGGCTTGAATCGAATTTCTATCTTGATGAATACGGTCGACTTCATTAAATGCGGTTTGGATCAACTCTTCCACACGTTCAATATAATGTATATGATAATCATGCCGGCGACTTGGCCGATATTCGATCGTTCGACTATTGTAACGGCCACTGTAATAAATTAAAACGTCTAACATGGATACCTGGTTATCTTCTAGCATTTTTGCCACATCATCTATGCATCCAACTGAGTCTGGATCGTACCATTCATCGCAGTCATCATCGTGTGTTTGTTCTGGCTCTGTTTCTATCGTTTTTTGCAGTGGGGCAGCACATTCAGGGCAGTCATAACTTGTTTCCGTATAATAAGTTATGAGACATGACAA